CACGCTACGGAACTGTTGCCACGTCATCGACAGCCAGAAGAAGATCATATACAAGGCCAACGATTCATTCTATCAAGCAGTATCAAGCGAGGCAGGGACTAAACATGGGATCGACGCGAGCTGTATTATCCTGGATGAGGTACATACCTTCGGAGCCAACCGGGAATTATTCGACGTACTACGCACCTCAGTGGGGGCAAGAGACCAACCTCTCGAAATTCTTCTCACCACCGCCGGATGTGACCGCGACGGATTGGAATACGAACTATTCGATTATGCCGTCAAGATCCGTGACGGTATTCTCGACGACCCAAGTTTCTTAGGTGAACTCTACTACGCCGACGACGAAGACGACTGGACCCTAGAAGCCACATGGCGGAAGGCCAACCCGGCGCTAGGCGATTTCCGATCGCTGGACGAAATGCAGCGGATGTGTGATGAGGCGCAGAAGCTGGTCAGCCGACAGAACGCCTTCCGTCGGTTGTACCTGAACCAGCACACCGAACAGGACGAACGCTGGCTGGACGTGATGACATGGGATCAGGGTTATTGCGAGGACTGGCCGGACCTGTCCGGAGTTTGGGGCTACGCTGGATGCGACCTTGCATCAACGATGGACACGACAGCGTTGGTTGTCGTCTGGCTGGTGGATGGCTTGTACTATATCAAGACTTGGTTTTGGGTGCCGGCTGAAGCGGACGAGCGGCGCGACCGACAGAATAAAGCCAAGTTCGGACAGTGGGCGAAAGAAGGTTACATCAGCCGCGTTCCCGGCAACGCCCTCGATCACAATGATCTAGTTCAGGACATCGTGAAGATATGCAGCGAGAACGACGTGCGCGAGATCGCTGTTGATAGGAACTTCGGCGGGACGCAATGTGCAATCAACATGGAACGGCAAGGGCTGAAACCGATCCTATTTCCCATGACGATTCAAGCACTATCACCCGGATGCAAGATGCTGGAAGGCTTGCTGGCCGACAGTAAGTTGAGGCACGATGGTAACAAGGTAATGCGGTGGCAGGTCTCTAACGTGGTTCGATGGGAAGACAACAACGAGAACATCAGGCCAGACAAGAAGAAGTCAGCGGATAAGATCGACGGCGTGATGTCTTTGGCTATGGCGTTGGCCAGGATGCAAATGCAGAACGTCGGGCCGTCCATTTACGACAAGCGGGAGATGCTGGTTATCTAATGCTTACCCACTTACTACCAGCGACGACGCGAGTCATTCACTGCGACCTATGCGGATCTGCATCCGGTGAGCTACTTGCATCGCACGACCGCTACGGCTTCGCGATACCGTTTATCAAATGCACTTGCGGTCTCTATCGAATGGGCGAGCGACCTGCGGACCTGTTCGCGTTCTACAATCACGGAACCTATCGTGACTTGGTATCGGCCTACCACGGCAGACGGATCGACGCCACCACGATACAGACAGAGCAGATTGAATACGCCGAAGACCTCGAAGCGTTCCTGTGTCCGAGGGTATTCGACAAGGTGATGGACGTGGGCGGTAGTACGGGAGTGGTATCTCGATACCTCGCTGCGTTATGGAAAGGCACGGTCACGATCATCGACCCTGCTGGCGATGAGATCAAGCACGCCAGGGGATGCGAGCGGATCTGCGGTACGGCTGAAACCTTTAATCCAAAGTTCCGCCGATGGGACATTGCACTAGTATGTCAGACGATAGAACACCTAGAGTCACCGCGAACCGTGTTGACGAACCTGCGGAGCTGTTGTGAGTCGCTGTTTATAGATGTGGTTGACGTGGCCCAGTTTGAGTCACCACGCCGAGCTGCCAAGCTGGATCATACGTGGGGCTTCGACGATAACGCAGTCAGAAAAATGCTAGCCGTGTGTGGATGGAAAGTTATATCAAGCCAACGACGGGCAAGCCATATTGGATACCTATGCAGTCACGAATAAGAGACTTAGTAGGCGTTGGCGGATTCATCGTGCTGGTCACTGGTGTGGCCATGTACGATAAGGCCGGCGCTATGATAGTTGGCGGCGGCCTCGCCCTAGCGGTTGCACTATACGGGACACTGAGACAATGATACTAGATCACCTGTTCGGCATTCAAAAGCGGGCATCGCTTGAAGATCCCAATACGCCTTTGACCGGCAACAACCTCACGGCATTGCAGACGTTCGGAGGTGGCAACAAAAGCGAAAGCGGAATCAGCGTAACGCCGCAGACCTCGCTTGAGCTGTCGCCCGTATGGGCTGCTGTGAATGTAATCAGTGGCAGCGTTGCGAGACTCCCGCTGCACGTACAGATAAGAATGGAGCCAAGCGGAAGCGAGATCGACCGCGGCCACCCCGCCGAGCAACTACTGCGTAAACCGTTTCCGTTAATGGTGGCGTTTGTCTACAAGCAATTGATGATGGTTCACGCTTTATTGTATGGCAATCATGTATCGTTAATCGTCAGGGACGGCGGCGGGCGACCAGTGGAACTTATCCCGCTATCGCCTGGACACATCCGCATCATGCAAGACAAGGCAGGTGAGTACATCTACCATTGCAGAATGAACGGCGTTGACGTTAAGGCGGCAGCGATTGACGTTATTCACATTAGACAATTTGGATTTGATGGTGTGATGGGATTGTCGCCCGTGACATTCGGTCGCAATACAATCGGCCTGGGTCTATCGCTTAATCGCCATAGTAACCGCTTCTTCAAGAACTCGGCCCGCCCGTCTATCGTGCTGACGCATCCAGGCACGCTAGGGCCAGAGGCACAGAAACGATTGAAGGAATCATGGAACAATGCCCACAGCGGAAGCGGTACGGGCGGTATTGCGATACTGGAAGAAGACATGAAGCTGATGGCGTTCGGCGTCACGCCAGAGGACAGCCAGCAGGTCGAGCAGATGAATCTGAGCATCCAGGACGTGGCACGCTTGTTCAACATCCAGCCCAGCAAGCTACAGGACCACAGCCGCAGCACGTTCACGAACTCCGTCGAGATGAACCGCGCATTCCTTGACGACACGCTTGACCCGTGGCTAACAGCGATCGAAGAAGAACTAGCCGACAAGTTACTCTCACCAAATGAGAAGCGTGCCGGTTCGCACTTCCTGAAGTTCAACACCAAGAAGCTGACCCGGATGCACCTCAAAGACCGCAACGACTCTTACGCCGTAGCTCGGTTGGGTGGTTGGATGTCCGTCAATGATATCCGCGCAGCCGAAGACCTCCCGCCCGTTCCGGGTGGAGACGAACGATTAAAGCCGTTGAATCACGTAGCACTAGAAACCAAGGTCGAACCGAAGGCATTGCCGACCGATGCCGGCAGGCAGAACCTAGTCGAAGCAATACAACGGCTGCTGCCTCGCGTAATCACGAAGGCACAAAAGGCGACCCGCGAACCAGCAAACTTTATGACGTGGCTCGATCGCGGACTGGTGGAGGAGAACGCCGATACACTGTGTCAGGGATTGGCAACGCCCGTCCTGATACTAGGCGGCGACGTTAGCGAAGCGGCTCACCTGACGGAACTTGTCTTTGATTCTCTACGCGGCGACCTGTTGGAGCTATCGGGCCGGAACAATGCCGAACAGATTTACGGAGCAATGGAACGGCTAGGACAATCCTGGCTGCTAACGAAACCAGAGAAACTGGTGGACGACTTTATAAACGGGAGGCAGTTATGCCAAATCGAGAAAGACTAATCACCGGGATACAACCGGAGCTGAGAGAAGAAGACGGAGCCGCGCCCGTGTTGCACGGCGTCGCCAGCGTTGCGTATGACGGAACCGAACGAACCGAGTTCGTCCTGCGGGAAGCTGATCCAAAGCTAGGCGTGCGGCGAGTTGTCGAACGCATTCTTCCGGGTGCCTTCGATAAGGTGCTCAAGTCGAAGAAGACGGATGTTCGCGTTTTGCGAAACCACAACCCCGATAACCTGCTGGGCAGGACGAAATCAGGAACAGCCAGAGTCTTCACGGACGCTAACGATAATCTAGCGTATGAGACCGAGCTGCCGGATACTACAATGGGCCGTGACACGCGAGAGCAATTGAGGCGGGGCGACTTGTCCGGCTCATCCTTTGCGTTCACGATTGGCGATGAAACCTTTAAGGACGAAGGCGAGGTACGAGCCGTGGAAATCAAACGAGTGGAAGCCCTGTACGACGTTGGGCCTGTAACCTATCCGGCTTATTCCTCGACCGCCGCGGGAGTTCGTTCCGGTGATCCGTCCGAGGTTCTGAAGCGGATGGAAGCCTGGGAAGCCGAGCAGGACAAGGTGAACGAACTAGAGACAGCGGAAGCAGTCAAGGCCGCGGAAGCCAAGCGTGCCGAATACGAAGCGAGGGCACGCAAAGCAGCCGAATAATACAGAGGACGACAGAGGATGTTGATAGCTGAAATCGGGCTTGCTCACGACGGCAGCCTTGGAAACGCTCTAGCGTTTATTGACGCCGTAGCCGATGCGGGCGCGGACGCTGTAAAGTTCCAGTGTCACGACGACGACCCGAATACCGATCC